TTTTGAAAAAAATCATGTGTGCCCTACATGTACTCAACAATTATCTGATGAGTTTCGTGAAAATAAACTAGAAGAGAGTCAGAGTGAGATTGATAAAATGGATACTGGCATAGAAGATTTGGAATCTGCTATCGTAGATGAGCAAAACAAACTACAAAAATTTACAGAGTTATCTACTGAGGTAAACAATCGTAACGCAACATTATCTCAACTCAATTTTCAATTGACTTCTATTAGAAAAGAAGTAAACAGTATAGAAAAAGAGATCAAGGAACTAGAAGGTAGTAATCCAGATAAGAAAGCAGAGTATACTAAACTAGAGAAACTTGTTAAAGAAAAGAAAGACTTTTCAAAACAACATGCATCTTTAAAAAAAGATCGTGATGTTCTGACAACAGCATCACATCTACTCAAAGATAATGGTATAAAGACTAGGATTATCAAGACTTATCTCCCCACAATGAATAAGTTAATTAACGATTTCTTACAAAGGATGGAGTTTTATGTCAATTTTACACTAGATGAGAACTTTGAAGAAATAATTAAGAGTAGATATAGGGATGTATTTTCATATGACTCGTTCTCGGAAGGGGAGAAGGCAAGAATTGATATTGCTCTTTTGCTTACTTGGCGTAGTATTGCTAAACTTAAGAATAGCGTTGATACTAACTTACTTATCTTAGATGAAATATTTGATGGATCTCTTGACCAATCAGGTACATCTGATCTAGGATGGATACTCCGTAACTTTGATGAGAGTACAAAAGTTTTTGTAATTAGTCATAAGCAAGGTATGGATGATAAATTTGACAGAACCATTACAGCAGAGAAAGAAAAAAACTTCTCTATTATAAAGGAGACAGTTAACGAAGTGACACATGCACTGGTTGGCTAGCATATTTTATGTGTTATCATGTGTATAACAACAAACAAATCACATGTCACAACAAGAGATCAAAGGTAACTTAGCAAGACTTCTAGCAACAGAGAACCTAGTCGTAGAGCATCGTAAAGTCCCAACAGCACAATTCAATGTAGACTCTCGTGTCCTTACATTACCACTATGGGATCTAGCATCTAATGCTGTATATGATATGCTTGTAGGTCACGAGGTAGGACATGCATTGTTCACACCTAACGTAGACTTCAGAGAGCAAGTAGATTGCCCAAAAGATTTTGTGAATGTGATTGAAGATGCACGCATAGAAAAATTAATGAAGAGAAAGTATGCGGGTCTTCGTAAAAGTTTTGCTCAAGGTTACACAGAACTAAACAACAAAGATTTCTTTGAGGTTGCTGATAAAGATCTTTCTGAGTTCAGTTTGATTGACCGTATCAACCTACACTTCAAACTAGGTGCTACTGCTCTAGTTCCTTTCAATGGATCTGAGATGGTGTTTGTTGCTCGTACAGATCAGGCAGAGACTTTTGAAGAAGTTCTACAGATTGCACAAGATGTTTACAATTGGGAGCAGACAGAGAAGACTCAAGAGATTGAAGTTGCTAGTGACGACCAAGATGGTACAAGTGAGATGCCTATCTCTGACGAAGGTGAGTCTGAGAAAGGTGAGTCATCATCACAACCAACTTTTGGAGGTAGTGCAGGAGGAGCAGGATCTTCTAAGTTTGATAAAATTGATGCTGAAGATCTTGAGCAGATGGCACAAGATGAAGATATTGAAGATTTATTTAATGAATTGTATGGAGAAGATGATTCTGAGTCAGATGAAGGTGGAGAGCATGGTACTACATCTCAAACACAGAGATCATTTGATGAAAAGTCTGGAAAATTATCTAGTGAGTCACATCTTGATTCAACATATGTTGAGATACCAAAAGATATAAATCTAGAAGACTTTGTTGTAGATTGGAAAGTACTTCACAAGTGGATTGGTCAGCACCATGATGCACAAGGCACAGAGTTGTTTGAGTTTGCTGATCATGACTACAAAGAGTTTCGTGCTAAGTCACAGAAAGAAGTAAACTACATGGTCAAAGAGTTTGAGTGTCGCAAGTCTGCTGATGCTTATGCTCGTGCAGGAGAATCTAAAACTGGTATTCTTGATACAAAGAAATTACACACATACAAGTACAACGAAGATTTGTTCAAAAAAATTACAGTTCTTCCTGATGGTAAAAATCATGGTATGATATTTGTTCTTGATTGGTCTGGTTCTATGTCATACGAACTTCTACCAACAGTAAAGCAATTACTAAACCTAACTGCATTCTGTAAGAAAGTACAAATTCCTTTTGAAGTTTATGCATTTACAAATGAGTGGACAATTGCACAGCGTGCTATTGACAACAATCCAGAAGCACCAGATGCACCATATCGTTATCGCAGTAAGTCTGAGAGTATAAGAAAGAATGAGATTCTCTTGGACAAAGGTTACTTCCACTTAATGAACTTTGTATCATCACGTTCTAACAGCAAAGACTATGAGCGTATGTGTCTACAACTATTCAGAGAAGCGAGATACTATTCTCGTCGTCAGTATCAGTATGGTTCTGCTTCCTACTACAATACACCAGGTGTAGGTTTATCTGGAACACCATTGAATGAAGCAATCATTCTCTTGAACTACATTGTTCCTCAGTTCAGAAAAGATAATGATTTGCAGAAAGTCAATTGTGTAGTTCTAACTGATGGCGATGCATGCACAACAGCATATGGTCGTGAGTGGGTAGGTAAGAATGAGTTTGGTGAAGATGAACCTCGTCTATCTACACATCGCATAGACCATGGTGTTATCCTCCGTGACCGTCAAACAGGCATTGTGTATCGTCAGTTCACATATGGAGATTGTACAAACATCTTTATCCAACAACTTAAAGATCGTAATCCTGATGTAAACATACTAGGATTCAGAATCTTAAATGGTACTCAGTTATCCAGTTATGTTTGCACATATGGTGGAGGTATGGAATACTATCCTCAAATCCAGAAGCAATGGAGAAAAGAGAAGTCTGCAATCATCCCTAATCCTGTAGCATACAGTGCTCTCTATGCTATCAGCAACAATGCGATAGATGCTGATACAACATTTGAAGCAAAGAGTGACAAGAAAGCAGACATTAGTCGTGCATTCAGAAAGATGCTTAGTAACAAAGCAGTAAACAAAAAGTTACTCAACTCATTTGTGAGCATGGTTGCATAGGTATCGTACTACGACACAACTTCTCACGAGTCTCAAAATTATCTCACAGATGCAAGACAACTTTATGCTGTCTTGCATTTTGTCTTGTATCATACAAAAAACCAATTAAAAAAGTGGCACAATGAGTATACACAACATAAATTATTAGGTGTATGATGTGTACATACAAAACAATTAAGCAAATGCCCGCACCATCACCACTAACAACAGCACAATTATCAGAGTACCTCATCAATAAGTTTGGTACTAAAGTCAATGCAAATCATCTAAAGATTGCAGCAAGACATTTTGGATTACAGTATGAGACAATCAGCAAACGTCTCAAAGAATTCAAAGTCAAGAGAGGTGTATGGCAGTTGACAGTAGCAGAGAGACTTGAGAAAACATTCAAGGCACAATCTGCACAACCCGCTGTAACTACTAGAAACCTAGTTCCTCAGAAAGAACCAAACTTCATACCATTTGGTAACTTCACTGACGTCAAGAAGATTATTGCTTCTAAATTATTCTACCCTACATTCATTACAGGTATGTCAGGTAACGGTAAGACTCTAGGTGTAGAGCAAGCATGTGCTGCTCTCAACAGAGAACTTATCAGAGTCAACATTACTATTGAAACTGATGAGGACGATCTTATCGGTGGTTTCAGACTTGTCAATGGAGAGACAGTATGGCACAACGGTCCTGTTATTGAAGCACTTGAGAGAGGTTCAGTTTTACTTCTTGATGAGGTTGACCTAGCATCTAACAAGATTCTATGTTTACAATCTGTACTAGAAGGCAAAGGTCTTTTCTTGAAAAAGACAGGTAGATATGTTACACCTAAGTCAGGTTTTAACATCATCGCTACTGCCAACACAAAAGGTAAAGGTTCTGATGATGGCAGATTCATCGGTACTAATGTCTTGAACGAAGCATTCCTTGAGAGATTTGCTTTGACATTTGAGCAAGACTATCCTCATGTAAAAACTGAGCAAAAGATTCTTGAGAAAGCATCAGCATCTCTAGGTGTTCTTGATAAAGAATTCTGTGAGCATCTTGCTAACTGGGCAGACATCATTCGTAGAACATTCAACGATGGTGGTATTGATGAGGTCATCTCTACTCGTAGACTTGTACACATCATCCGTGCATTTGCTATCTGGCAGAATCGTATGAAAGCAATCAAAGTTTGCACCAATCGTTTTGATGACGAGACAAAGCAATCATTTATTGAATTATATGATAAGATAGATGCAGGAGTTGATCTAAACAAAGAAGAAGATGACCAAACCGTTTGATGGATACCTCGGACACATCCTCCGTCTTAAGGACGGTAGGAGTGTTCGTATTATTGGAGATGGTGGAGAGGAGTGGAAACCAACACATAAAATAAATGTTGTTGACCTTGACGGAAATGAATTTCAATGTTATCATAGTGACATAGATCATGTATGGAGTGAGAATTGAAATACAATGAGCAAGAGATTCTTGATGAGATCTCTGACTACATCTCCAATACCTATGGTGCACACTATAGTCAAAGTGATGGGTTTCAAACCCTTGATCTTATTGATGCTATCGGTGATGCAGAAGCATTCTGTAGGTCTAACATACTAAAATATGCTTCACGCTATGACAAGAAAGGTACAGCAAAGAAAGACATCTTCAAAGTTGTTCACTATGCAGTATTACTTTTACATTTTTATAACAAATCTACATCATGAGTAAAGTTTCTTTATCTAAAAATACACTTGATGTTCTAAAGAATTTCTCTAGTATCAATTCATCCATTGTATTCAGAGAGGGTTCTACAGTTAGAACAATTAGCAATGCAGAAAACATTCTTGCAAAATTTACAGGAGAAGAGTTCTTCCCTACAGACTTTGCAATATATGACTTGAGTCAGTTCTTGGGTGGTCTTTCTTTATTCAATGACCCACAACTAGAATTTACAAGTAAAGATTTTGTAAACATAAAAGGTGGTCGTAACTCTGCCAAGTATTATTTCTCAGATCCTGAGATTACATTGAAGAGTGCACCTGAGAAAAATGTTAAATTTCCTGGTAGTGACTTAGAGTTTACTTTGTCTGGAGAGGATCTGTATTCTTTACAGAAAGCATCTGCTGTATACAGTTTACCTGACCTTACATTTGTAGCAATTGAAGGTGAGGATACAATTAAACTTGTATTGAGAGACAAAGAGAATGACACCAGTAATACATATGACCTTACATTGAAAGGAACTACTACTGGCACATATTCATTGGATGTTAAGATAGAAAATCTTCGTATTATGTCTGGTGATTATAAAGTCAAAGTTTCTAAAGGTCTGATATCAGAGTGGACACATCAGAATATTGATTTAACATACTACATTGCTTTGGAACCATAAATGAAAGACTTCTTATGGGTAGAAAAGTATCGTCCTAAGAATGTCAATGATTGTATTCTTCCTGAGACTACTATCAATGTATTCAAAGGATTTGTTGATCAAGGAGAGATACCAAATCTTTTACTTAGTGGCACAGCAGGAGTAGGTAAGACTACTATTGCAAAAGCATTATGTGAAGAAATAGGTGCATCTTATATTATTATCAATGGATCTGATGAAGGTAGATTTTTAGATACTGTCAGGAATAGAGTTCGTCAGTTTGCAACAACTGTATCTCTAACATCAGGTGCTGCACATAAAGTAGTCATTATTGATGAAGCAGATAACACTACCAATGATGTACAACTGTCATTGAGAACTGCTGTAGAAGAGTTTCATAACAACTGTCGTTTTATATTCACATGTAATTTTATCAATAAAATTATTGAACCATTACATTCTAGATGTACAGTTGTTGACTTTAGAATCAAACCTGATGAGTCACAGAAGTTACAGGCATTATTCTTTCAGAGATTGATGCAAATACTTGGTGCAGAAAATGTAAAGTATGAACAAAAAGTTATTGCAAAATTAATCAAGAGATATTATCCTGATTGGAGACGATTGATTAATGAATGTCAACGCTATGCTGCCACAGGAAATATTGACTCTGCTATTCTTGTAGATGTTGCTGATGTAAATTTAGACACATTACTAAAAGCATTGAAGTCAAAACATTTTTCTGTTGTTAAGAACTGGGTTGTACAACATATGGACAATGATCCTACTATGGTCATGCGTAAAATATATGACAGTTTATATGATGTATTGAAACCATCCTCTATACCAGAAGCAGTTTTAATTATTGCAAAGTATATGAACAGTATTCCTATTGTTCCTGACCAAGAGATAAATTTGTTAGCATGTCTAACAGAAGTTATGATGAGTTGTGAATTCAAATGATTACACCAAAAGTAAAAAGTTTAAAATCATACAAAACACCACTTAGATATCCTGGTGGTAAGTCTAGAGCATTGTCTAAAATATTTCAGTTTGCTCCTGATCTAACTAAAGTCAAACAATATCGTGAACCATTTTTAGGTGGAGGTTCTGTAGCATTAGAGATGTCTAAAAGATATCCTATGATGGATATCTGGGTAAATGATTTGTACGAACCATTGTATAATTTTTGGTGTGTATTACAACATGATGTAGATGAACTCTATGAAACATTATATGATCTGAAATCTGTATACTGTAATCAAGATGCAGCACGATGTTTGTTTGATGCTATGAAGGAAGCAATTAACAACAAAGATATAACTGATGTTGAACGTGCAGTTGCATTCTATGTTGTAAACAAATGTAGTTTTAGTGGTCTCACAGAATCATCATCATTCTCAGCACAAGCATCAGATTCAAATTTTTCTATGAATGGAATCAATAAACTTATTGAGTATTCCCATATGATAGAGAGTTGGACAATAACAAATCTTTCATACGAAGAATTACTAACTGATGATAAAGATATATTTTTATATCTAGATCCACCGTATGATATCAAAGATAATCTTTATGGTGGTAAAGGAGGTACAATGCATAAGAGATTTGATCATGATGACTTTGCTAAACAATGTGATCATCACACATCACCTATGTTAATATCTTATAACTCAGATCAGATTGTAAAAGATAGATTTAAAGAATGGTCAGTCTCGGAATTCGCACACACATATACCATGAGGTCTGTGGGATGCTATAATACAGAACAAGCATCAAGAAAAGAATTAGTTTTATTAAATTATGATTTGCCAAGTGACTCTCTATAAAGCAGGAACTGTCTTCAAAGAAGAAGTTGTTGCAAAAGATTACGATGATGCTCGTCAGGTTGCTATCGCTAGGAATCCTAACGCTAGAATAGTAAGTGTGACAGCAAAATTATGAATATATTTGTAACAGATCCATCACCAACTACATCCGCTAGACATCTACCTGACAAACATATTGTCAAGATGCCTCTAGAAACTTGTCAGATGCTTTCTATTGTATGCTCTGACAAGTGGGGTCATGGTTATGGTGATTTGCATCGTCTTGATGGTCAAGCATACAAGACAGAGAAAGGTGCATTTCGTAATCATCCATGTACCATATGGGCAAACTCTTGCCTAGAAAATACATGGTGGTTACTTGCACATGGTCTTGCTCTTTGCAACGAGTATGAGCATCGCTATGGCAAGACACATAGTTGCGAGAAGACATTGATAGAAGCAACAACTATCATACCTTCTGCACCTAGTCCATACTTACCATCATCATTTACATTTGCAGGTCCTGATGAGTTCAAATATGATACAAGTATTGACATCTTCACTGCATACAAACGCTATGTTGCATCTAAACCTTGGGTTGCTACCAACTATCTTCGTGACCCATCTCGCAAACCTGACTGGATATTATGATTAAATTATTAGCATCGTGCCCACCAGTATATACTTTACCTGGTACTTGGAGTGATCCAGAAAAGATCGCTAAATGTAATGAGACATTGATACCTCATTTAACTTTGAATCCTAACATTACATTTGCCATATCTATAGCAGTAATTACAGTGTTACTAGCAGGGTATGGAATCTACAAAGGATTCTTTGCTAACGAAGGTCTATCAGATCCATGGGATGATCATGATGACTAAATTTTGGAAGATATGGAAGTATGCACTCGGATCATTCTCAGACGACAAAACCAAAGAATATGACAATCACGTTGTTGTGGTACGGTCTATTATATTTGTCAGCTATCTTGTCACTAACTGCTTTATTATTAGCGGAGTAATTCGCCACTGGAACAATGTACCAACTGAAAGACTACCTATACAGCATCAACCAATCAAAGAAGAGTATTTGTACATGTGATACAGATGCAGAAAAAAAGTATCCTGCATTTGTAGTAAATAGATGTCTTAGTTCCTTTACTGATACTGTCTTGTTTGCTAATGAGATGAATAAAAATCCTCACTTACCAAACAAGATGCAATATGATTTTTTACTAAATAGTGTGAAACCAAGGAAGAGATTTTCTCCTTGGACTAGAAAAGATTCTATTGATTATCTTGATATAGTTAAGGAGTATTATGGTTATAATGACGATAAGGCACTCCAAGCACTCAGAATTCTCACCAAGAATCAACTAGATTATATTAAAAAATCATTGAGCAAAGGTGGTAAAAATGAACGGTGACACTGATATCAAATGGAAACAGGCAGATATGGTAGAGGTCACTCTGGGTGAACCAGATGACTTCTTAAAGGTAAGAGAGACATTAACAAGAATAGGAGTAGCATCTCGTAAAGAAAGAAAAATTTATCAATCCTGTCACATTTTACACAAACAAGGAAAGTATTTTATAGTACACTTTAAAGAATTATTTGCATTAGATGGAAAGAATACTAATTTATCCTTGAATGATATTCAACGCAGGAATAGAATTGTACAGTTACTATTAGACTGGGGATTAGTATCAATAGTAGAAGAGAGTAAAGAAAAAATTTCAGATCTTGCACCATTAAATCAAATCAAAGTGTTAAGTTTTAAAGAAAAAAACGAATGGCGATTAGAATCCAAGTATAATATTGGACGAAAGAAACAAGAATCCGAGTAATGAAGTATCACTTATACGATGATAAAGAAAAACACCAAGGAACATTTGAATCAGTTGAAAAACTGAGGAACTTTTTATGTGACAGGAAGTACACTACAAATTGTGATTTTGATTTATCCTGCACGTTTGATTATATTAAATCTATTAAATGGTATTTTGAGATAGAAGAATGAAAGTAGATAAGTATTACGATCCATATGAGGATCTAGAAAAACAAGTTCTTAAAGACTTAGAGTATGCTGCTACCAGATTAGGTGGTACTATGCAGAAGATATCTAAACGTGATAGCATGGGTAGATCATCTAAAATAATTCAAATAGAATATAATGTTGACATGTCATAATTATGTGATATAATTAAGTTGTTAACTAAACAGGAACGAACATGATTTTTAATCAAATGTTTGCCGATGGTTCACTACAGAATTACATTGAGCAAAATCTAGCAGACCCTTGGAAAGGAACACCTTTTGAAGGATATGTCTATATGTCACCAAAACAAAAAGGAGAGTTTGGTGAGAGATTTACAACTAAGTATCTTGAGCACTTAGGACACAAAGTAAAGAGAGCAAAGACATCAACAGCAGGACACGATAGAGTCGTTGATGATCTTCTAACAGAAATTAAATTTTCTCTTGCAACTAGAAACAAATCAAAAGGTGGAGTGATAGATGATAAGTTTATCATTAACCATGTTTCTTCTGGTAAAGATTGGGAGAGACTTGTATTTGTAGGAGTCAATAAAAATGAAGATGATCTACGAGTAGTATGGTTCTCTAAAGAAGACTTTAATAATAATTTGTCATCTGACAACTCTTTATTCAATGTTCAACAAGGTGGTAAAGGTGTAGGTAATGATGACTATATCTGTACAAAGGTAGAGTCATTACTAAAATCTGATTGGGTTAACAGTATAGACTCTTGGTAATTCAATAAATATTTTAGTACAGGTAGCACAAACCGTACTCACATTCTAAGAAATTCATTATAAAATAGTATTGTGATGCCGAAAGGGTCACAGTAATATACGTCGCTTTACGGAGGGCACAATGGTAAACTATACATGGGAGCAATTCACTCCTTTCACACTCGGATTAGATGAAACACTCAGCAGACTTGAAACTTTTGCAGGATCAGGAACAAACTATCCTCCTTACAACATCTATAATGGATCTGATTCTAGAACCATATTGGAAGTCGCACTTGCAGGATTTTCTAAAGAGGAACTTTCTGTAACAACAGAACGCAACTGTCTAACTGTTTCTGCTAAGAAGAAAAAAGACGATAAAACTTATTCTCACAAAGGTATATCTACTAGATCATTCTCACGCAACTGGCAACTAGGAGATGATGTAGAAATTGAAAAAGTAGAATTTAATAATGGATTACTTACTGTGATACTGGTAAAAGAGTTACCAGAGAAACAAAAGAAAAAAGTATGGATGTGAAAAAACATCTTAAATTTTTGAAAGAAGTTAAATCTCATTTGAAACGACATAGAAAATTACCTAGTCAACCTTATAAGAAAACTAATCAAAAATTTAAAAAGGGAGTCACTTGACTCCCTTCTTTTTTATGTTATAATAGAATTAACCTAGAACAATTATGGCAATATCTGTAGTTACACTTAAAACTGGTGATCGTGTCATCTCTGAACTCAAGGAAATTTTTGAGGGAGAAGAGGACAAGAAGAGAGGTGTTTGTCTTCTTATGGAAGACCCATACATTTTAAGTATGGATGGAGCAACACCACAGTATTTGGCAGAACAACAAGGTATGGAATACCAAGTTAGATTTTCTAAATGGAATCCATACTCATCTGACTGGCAATATAAAATTCCATATGATATGGTAATGACAATTAGTAATCCAGAACCTGGTTTACAAGATGCGTATGAACGCAAAATACAAGAGAAAAAAGAAATTGAATCTATTCAACCAGAGGTATTATGACACAAACACCTGAGCAAGCACCACTAAAAACAAATCACAATATTAGAATTGTGACTCTTACAACAGCAGAGCGTGTTCTCTGTATGTTTGGTGACATAAAAGATGATAGCGAAGAAAAGAAAGTAGTTGGATATAGAATGGTGTATCCATATCTACTAACAATTGGAGAAGCAAATGAAGATGGAACTGTACCTATAAATTATGGTAGATAGTGTCCTTTCTCTCCAATAGAAGATCATAGAATTAGTGGTGAGCATATTATCAGTGTTGTATATCCTGATAATAATATCGTTGACAACTATGTTATTAGATTAAAAGAGATTGGACTAACTGAAGATCAAATTTTCTGGGAGCAGACAAATGGAGATAACAGCAAACCTACTGAAACTAAGTAACGAGTGGATCGTTGCTCAAGTTGAAGAACTAGAAGGTCAAGAATTGTTACCAGGCGATCCTGATTGTTTGATGAAAGAACCTTTTATGATACAATCAGATGGGAGTCTGGAACAATGGCCTCCATATTGTGATGATAGAGAGATTGCAGTTAGATCATCTGACATTACAACACTTGTGAATCCGAGTAAGTCATTACTTGCTCAATATATTAAAAGTATGGAATGAAGTTTTACACTAATGTTGAACAAGCGGGTAATCGTCTCCTAGTGAGAGGATATAATAATGGGCAGAGATACAGCGATAGGATTCCATTCAATCCTACGCTGTTTTTGCCTACTAAGCAATACTCAAAATGGAAAACATTAGAAGGACAACCTGTACAACCACATAGATTTGAATCTATAACAGAAGCAAGAGAATTTGTAAAAGGATATAAAGAAGTACCTGATTTTGAAATACATGGCAACACAAGATTTTTATACCAATACATTGCAGAACAACATCCAGAAGATCAAGTTAAATTTGACAGCAGCAAGATCCGCATATTCAACATTGATATTGAAACCGCAGCAGAGAATGGGTTTCCCGATATTGAATCTGCCGATCAGGAAATCCTTGCCATCTCAATCAAAGATAGTTTCACTGGTAGGATTACTGTGTTCGGAGCAAGACCATACGATAACAAAGACTCCATGGTGGACTACATGCATTTCAGATCAGAAGAAAGCATGTTGGGAGCATTCCTTGAATACTGGCAAGCAAACTTTCCAGATGTAATTACAGGATGGAATGTGCAGTTGTTTGATATGCCATACATCTGCAATCGTGTTGAACGTATACTTGGTGATAAGTTTGTAAAATTATTATCACCATGGAAATTGGTATCACAACGTGAGATCTTTATTAAAGGTCGTAAACAATTTGCAGTTGATACACTTGGTATTTCTACACTAGATTACTTAGAACTATACAAGAAATTTACTTACACTAACCAAGAATCATATCGCCTTGATCATATTTGTAATGTAGAACTAGGAGAAAAGAAATTAGATCACTCTGAGTATGATACGTTTAGAGAGTTCTATGAAAATGATTGGCAAAAGTTTATTGATTACAACATCCATGACGTCAGATTAGTTGATAAACTAGATGACAAGATGAAACTGATTGAACTTGCATACACCATGGCATACGATGCTAAGGTGAATTATGAAGATGTGTTTAGTCAGGTTCGTATGTGGGACAATTACATTTACAATGAACTAAACAAACGTAAGATTGCTATACCACCAAAGAAAGAATCAACTAAAGATACAAAGTATGCAGGAGCATATGTAAAAGAACCAAAACCAGGTTTTTATGATTGGGTAGTCAGTTTTGATCTCAATAGTCTGTACCCACATCTTATTATGCAGTACAATATATCTCCAGAAACACTTAGAGATACTAGACATCCTAGTGCAACTGTTGATGGCATATTAAATCAAGAAGTAATCATTGAAAAAGAGTTTGCTACATGTGCAAATGGTGCACAGTATCGTAAAGATAAACATGGATTTCTTCCTGAGATGATGAAGAAGATGTATGATAGTCGTGTCATTTTCAAGAAGAAAATGATTGAAGCAAAGAAACAGTATGAGAAAACTCCTACTGTAGAACTGATGAAAGAGATTGCTCGCTGTAATAATATCCAGATGGCAAAGAAGATTTCTCTTAACTCTGCCTATGGTGCTATCGGTAACGAACACTTTAGATATTACAAGACAGCAAATGCAGAAGCTATCACACTGTCAGGACAAGTTTCTATCCGTTGGATAGAAAACAAAATGAATGAGTACCTAAATAAACTCTTGTCCACACAAGACAAGGATTATGTCATCGCATCTGACACTGACTCAATATATCTTAATCTTGGACCTCTTGTTAATAAATTTCTTGCTTCTAAGTCTGGCGACAAAGCAGCAGTTGTTTCCTTACTTAACAAGATATGTGAAGAAAAGTTTGAACCCTTTATTGAGGAGAGTTACAAGGAGTTGGCATCGTATGTTTCGGCATACGAACAAAAAATGAGCATGAAGCGAGAGAACATTGCTGATCGTGGAATATGGACAGCAA